CAGTCAATGAACACGGCCGTGACTGTAAAGGATCAATGGCTTAAGGAGATGCGTGAGGGCGACAAAGAGAAACGTAAGGTCTGGGCGAAGGTACTGAAGAGCCGCAGCGAAGTAGGCTTTCCTTACATCTTCTTCCACGATGCCGTGAACCGTAACCGTCCTGACGTATACAAAGACAAAGAAATGGAGATTCTTAACTCTAACCTTTGCCACGAGATCCTACTGCCAGTGAGTGAAGACGAGTCGTTTGTCTGTGACCTGCTGTCATTGAACCTGTTGCATCACGATGACTGGAAAGACACTGACCTGATTGAAACCTGTGTATACCTTCTTGATGCTGTAATGACAGATTTCATTGATAAGCTAGCGAGCCTACGTGACAGCGAAGACAGCGACGATAAGATGTCCTTCTTCTTCATGGAGCGAGCGTACAACTTTGCTAAGCGCCACCGTGCATTAGGTCTTGGCGTTCTCGGTTGGGCTTCTTATCTTCAATCCAAGATGCTTGCATTCACATCAGACGAAGCAACGGAACTGACAGAGTCCATCTTCAAGGACATCCAGGGCAAGTCATACGCAGCGTCAGAGAAACTGGCGGAGATGTTCGGAGAGCCTGAAATCCTCAAAGGGTACGGTCGTCGTAACACCACCCTGAATGCTATCGCACCGACTACATCATCCGCGTTCATCCTCGGACAAGTGTCACAAAGCATTGAGCCACCGATGTCCAATTTCTACATTAAGGATTTAGCTAAGATCAAGGCAGTAATCAAGAACCCATTCCTTGAGGAGCTTCTAAAGAAGAAGGGTATGAATACTAAAAGTGTTTGGGAAAGCATTGCTAAGGATGATGGCAGTGTTCTGAATGTGGAAGGCCTTACAGAAGAAGAGAAGGAGGTTTTCCTAACGTACGATGAAATTGATTCTTATGGGGTTATCGAGCAGGCCGCAGTTAGGCAGAAATATCTCGATCAGGGTCAGTCCTTGAATCTTAAAATCCCATCTAGCTACACCCCGAAGCAGATCAACGATATAACGATGCACTCTTGGGAGTTGGGAGTCACTACACTTTACTACCAGCACTCTTCTAATGCGGCACAGCAGTTCTCTCGCGGTTCATGCGGGTCTGTCTGTGAAGCGTAGCGTATTAACAAAGGAGGCAACATGCTTGACACAATCCAAATGCTATTAGATAAAGCCGCTGACTTCTTCTCGGTTAAAGAGGACGACAGCCCTGCCTACTGTGCTATGGAAGATGGAAAGTCCGCATGTAAGTGCTGGTGCATGCACGTAGAGTCTGACTTCAAACCTATGTTTTATTACTGCCAGTGCGTGTGCAAAGAATGTATCTAACCAGAGGAACACACAATGAAAGAACGTATTAAGGCTTGGCTCAAGAAGGTATGGAAAGCTGCCAGCATCCAGCCAGAAGACAGTAAGACTGCACTAACACTAAAGTTGCTTTACATCGTACCTTTGACTGCGGTGTGGCACCTATGCATTTCCATCTACGAAATTGTCAAGGAGATTTCGAGCGAAATCCAAAAGGAGTACAAGAGGAGAAGCTGAGACCTTTTTGTTTTATTAACCCCACTATAGAAGGATTAACTAATGCCGAAAGATGCCGTAGACCTTGCCACAGATATAGTGACAGTGCATTGCAGGGGCGGGGACGTCCCGATTGAGCTGTATCTCGAAGCTACTAACGCCGGCATCAATATCCCGGCTCTACTAGAAATGGCGGAGGAACTAAATGAGTTATCAGAGCCCGACACGAGTACCGAGTCCTAACAGCCCAGCTATTAGCTCTTCTGCATGGGATGTCATTGAGGCTGTACTACGCCCCAAGGCACCGCATCCGAGCCGTGAGTCGTGGGAGTTGGTAGCAGAGCAGGAACGTCTTCTCATCGCTGACATCCTACGACACAGACTAACCGTCATGGGTGGATAATGAGAGTACAGGAAGCTTGTATCTGGGACGCACTGGCCATAGGTAAACTAGGAACCAGATATGCTGAGGAGGCCTGTGAGTACGCAGGTCTCGACCTAGACCTTGAGTGCGCCATAGCCAACGTAAGCATAGCTATCCACAGTCCAAACAGCTTAGTTGTAGTCCTAATTAGTGACTCCAACGAAATAGTAGGATTCCTATGGGGTGTGTGCGGTAAGAGCTTACCGTGGACTCACGAACTTATCGCCCTAGACCAGATAGTCTACGTGCTTCCTGAGTACCGGGGTTCTTTCGGTAGCGTTAAGTTAATCAAGGCTTACGAGGCTTGGGCTCTTGATCAAGGAGCTTCGGAAGTAAGACTCAGCGTTGCATCTGGTATACATGAAGATCGCACGGCTGGGTTTTATAATAAGCTAGGGTATACTCACCTTGGCTCACAACAAAGGAGGACTTTAGATGTCATTCGGCGGTGATACACCAGAAGTACCTGATCCGGCAAAGCGCCCGGAGCGAGGTAAGACAATCCAACCTGAAGACATTACGGTGTCCAACTCAGACCAAGATACAGAAGGAGATTTGAAAGGTCGTAAGGCTCTTCGTCGCCCGGTTGGGGATACCTCATCCGCAACCAACCTCGGTTCTACGAAGACTGGGGTTAATTTTTAAGGAGGTCTTATGAATACAGCTACACCCACGGCTGGGAAGAAGACTCTAGCCTCTAGCTATCAGAACATGAAGGGCACAAGAAGCCCGTACCTGACCAGAGCTGAAGAGTACGCCAGAGCTACTATCCCGCACCTTATGCCTGATAGCGATAACACTGGCGGAGATTCCATGCAGTCAGGGTGGCAGAGTTTTGGTGCTAAGGTAGTAAACCACCTAAGCAACAAGATCATTATGACTTTGTTCCCACCCTCTAGGTCATTCTTTAAGCTCAGCTTTAGCTCTAGTGTTGAAGCAGAGATGCAAGAGGCCGGGTGGGATAGCTCCCGACTAGCTAGTCAACTAGCTGCCATCGAAGCTGATGCCCTTACTTATATGGACAAGACCACCCCGCGTGATCTGGACATTAAGACGGCCAAGCACCTTATCGTCACTGGCAACTACTTGCACTATTTCCCAGACAAAGAAAAGAAAGCTATTGGTATCTCGATGGATCAATACGTTGTAAGCCGAGATGCGCATGGCAAGCTTCTCGAAGTAATCATTGAGCAGAAGAAGGCACTTGGTGCCATGCCGGCTGAGGTCAAGGACGCCATCATGGCCGAGAAGAAGAACTCGCACCTCAAGACCAGCGAAGAGATAAAGCTCTACACAGGAGCTAAGCTGAAGGACGACGGCAAGTACGAGATTTATCAAGAGGCTCTTGGCAATCAAGTAGGTGAGAAGTACAGACTGAAGGAAGATAGACTTCCCTTCACAGTCCTCATGTGGCAACAAGTTGATGGAGAGGATTACGGACGTGGCTTGGTTGAAGATTACGCCGGGGACTTCCATGTGATTCAGATTCTCTCGGAGTCGATTGCTAAGGGTATGATCCTAATGTCTGACATCAAGTACCTAGTCAAACCGGGTAGCTATACAGATGTCGATCACCTTACTTCTAGTCCCACTGGTGAGTTCATCAACGGCAATATTGATGACATAGGTGTCTTGCAACTTGAGAAGTACGCTGACTTTTCCCCTATCATCGAAGTCTTGAATTCTTATGAGCAACGTATTGGTGAGGCTTTCATGGTCTCACGAGCAGCCCGAAGAGAGGCGGAGCGGGTAACGGCATACGAGATCAGGCAGGACGCAGCAGACCTAGAGACATCACTGGGTGGTGTCTATAGTCATTTGTCCAGTATATGGCAGAAGCCACGGGCTCAGATTCTCCTGAAGCTAACCTTGGACAACAGCCCCGCAGCACTAACCTTGGATGACTTCGAGCCAGAGATCATCACAGGCACAGAAGCTCTGGGTCGCATGAACGAGCTAGACAAGATCATGCAATTCACAGAGATGCTACAAATGACCAACGCATGGCCTGAGACAATGCAGAAGCGTGTACGCTGGGATAGCTATAGCGCTAAGGTTGCAGCAGAGATTGGACTTGAGATTGATTGGATCATGTCTGACGAAGAGTTCAGCAAGCTACAACAGCAAGAACAGAAATCAGCTATGCAGCAGAACGCTATGGCAGAAGCCAGCAAGGCTGCACCCGATATTATTAAACAAGCAGCAGGAGGCGGTAATGAGTGAAGATGTCGCAATTGAAGGTACCGAGCCCGAAGAGGAAGTAGTAGCCGAAGAGCCGGTTGTTGATGGCGAAGGCGAGGGTGAAGCTGTAATTACCCCTGAAGAGGACAAGTCCAAAGAGGAAGCGCCGGAAGGCAAAGAAGAGCCTGAAGCAGATAAGGAGGCTGGCAGTGACGATGCACGTTACTTCTATGACGGCCAAGAAGTTGATGTTGTAGTACCCGATGACCTTAATGACACGCTGAAAGAGGCTGGCGTTGATGTCCAAGGTGTTGTAAATGAACTATACGCTGAAGGTGGTGACTTCTCCCTTACGGATGAGACTCGAAAGCCGCTTGATGAGAAGTACGGTAAGCCAGTTGTAGATGCTTTCATCGGCTCCTTGAAGGCTCAGAACGATTCAGCCTTGAAGAGTCAGAAAGAAGCCGCCTCTGCTGCTGAAGCTGCTGACTTAGAAGCCTCCGAATGGAGCGACGAACTCGTTGGAGGAGAGGCAGAGTGGACAGCCATGCAGGACTGGGCTGCTGAGAATCTCGAAGAGAGCCAAGTAGAGTCATTCAACAAAGCCATGCAAAGTGGCGACAAGTGGATGCAAGAGTTAGCTATCAAATCCCTGCACAGTCAGTTCCGTGACTCCGAAGGTGATTCAGGTGCAAGCCTGATTACTGGGGAGGCTTCACGCGAAGGCGCAGGAAGCCCACTAA